GAGGAACAAGCTCCTTAAAAATGTCTCATTCTGAGAATGGGATTTCCCATTCCGGGAATGGGATTTTCCTAAACTGGGATCCGCATTCCGAGAATGACCCACGCGCCTGATTCCCATTTTGGGAACGCGGTTCCCATAACGAGGCTCGCCGCAGCGCGTGACCGGGCCGCGCCGACGCGGATCGCTCACTGATTGAACCTGCCTCACAATGCGGCGCGGTTCACTGCGTGAATGAACCGCATAAACTAGAACCCGTTTAAACCACCGCTAGGTCCCCACGTGCTTGGACTTAGAAAACCAGCGCGGAGTGCGGCTAGTTCACTGAGTGAGCGTGCCTCACAGTGCGGCTCGTTTCACTGCGTGAATGAACCGCATTATGCGGCTCGCCTCACTGCGTGAATTATCCACATCATCCAGGCGACCCATTTTGACCCCGCCCTTGAAATCATTACGCTTTTCGGAAATGGGACAGGTTATCCGGCTCGACCTAAAACCTCCGTTTTCAGAACTCCCTTGAAATCATTACGGTTTTAGGAATAAGGGCAAATCATCCGGCGCCTCCAATTGACCCATTTTGAGACGACCCTTGAAATCATTAGACTTTTTAAAAACCGTCCAGGCTATCCGGCTTACCCATTTTGACCCCACCCTTGAAATCATTACGTTTTTTCAAATGTTGGCAAAACGTCCGGCGCCTCCAATCGACCCATTTTGAGACGACCCTTGAAATCATTACGTTTTTTGAAACGCTGGCAAAACGTCCGGTGCCTCCTAAAATCCTATTTTGGGAAGTTCCCTGAAATCATTACACTTTTTAAAAATCGTCCAGGCTATCCAGGCGACCTATGGTTGACCCAAATTGCGGCGACCCTTGAAATCATTAGACTTTTTCAAATGCTGGCAACCTGCGGTCGACCAGGATGCCCAGGCTAGCGCGGACGATTCACTGCGTGAACGAACCTCACAATGAGGCACGCCTCACTCGGTGACCCATCCGCACAATGAGGCACGTTCCAAAATGAGGCACGCCGCACAATGAGGCACGCCTCAAAATGCGGCAGGCCGCAAAGTGGGACACGTCCCAAACCGAGAATCCCGTTTTGGGTCGGTCGGCCCGTTCCTTTTTTGGCACGGAGCTTGCGCCGATCCCAAAATAAAAATCCCAAAACAGGAAACCTCGTAACCGGCTGTAATCATTCAGGTTTTTGGGTCCCATTCTGGGAAATTGCTAGGGCCACCCCCCCGTCCCAAAACAGACCCTCCTTCTCCCAGGGCATAAACCATTTTCAAAAAATCCCAGATTGCGGAGGGGGCCACCCCCAAAATTTTGGAAAAAATTTCAGGTCCTCCCAATACAGGAATGAGATAATGTGCCATCATATAACTACTAAACCTCAATCCAGGAACGATACACATGGCACGACCTAAGAAACAGATCGACTATGAAGCCGCCGAGCGTCTGGCTCGCATTCATTGCACCAATGAGGAGATTGCATCTTGTCTGGGCATCAATGTCACTTACTGGTACACTATGCTAAAGAACGATCCCAAATTGGGAGACGTGATCGAGAAAGCACGATCTGAAGGCAAGGCATCTCTTCGCAGACTTCAGTGGCAAAACGCGGCACAAGGAAATGTCACCATGCAGATCTGGCTCGGCAAACAACTGCTGGACCAAAACGATACACAACGAACGGAGCTAACTGGTAGAGATGGAGAAGCAATCAGAATTGAAGAAGAGTCCGAAGCCGCCAGAAGCATCATCCAAGCTGCACTCGATCGCGCAGCTACCCGAAGAGGAGAGGGCGAATCTCATATCGAGACTGAGTCCGAAACAACTCATTGACCTAAGATGGGACTGGAACTTCTGGGCTCGACCTGAACAGCTACCGCCTGACACTGATTGGCGCGTGTGGCTCATTATGGCAGGTCGCGGTTTTGGGAAAACACGAACGGGTGCCGAGTATATTCGTTCGTGTGTCGATTCGGGAAAGTATCGTAGAATAGCTCTAATTGGCCGTACAGCCGCAGACGTGCGGGACGTCATGGTTACTGGCCCAAGCGGAATCCTAAATTGCTACCCGCCAGATCAGCGCCCGTTGTACGAACCATCTCGCCGTCGCCTTACGTTTCATAATGGGGCAGTCGCACATTGCTACACTTCTGAAAAACCCGATCAGCTCCGAGGACCACAGCACGACCTTTGCTGGGCAGACGAGGCTGCCGCGTGGGCGTACCCATACGCAACTTGGGATCAAATGATGTTCGGTCTCAGATTGGGAATGTCGCCGCGCTGCGTCGTAACCACAACACCTCGTCCCATTCAGCTAATCAAAGATTTGGTCAAGGCTGAGACGACCTACGTCACCCGTGGCAACACATTCGCAAATCGAGACAACTTGGCACCCGTGTTCTTGGAGCAGATGATCGAGAAATACAAAGGTACCAGTTTGGGACAGCAAGAGATCTACGCCGAGTTGTTAGAAGAGATGCCCGGCGCACTCTGGACCAGAAGCATTATCGATCAACACCGTGTGCACCAGCCTCCTAATTTGAGACGCATAGTTGTAGGCGTTGACCCAGCCGTGACCAATAATGGGACAAGCGATGAAACGGGAATCATCGTAGCTGGTTTAGGTGAGGACGGTGACTTCTACGTGATCGAAGATGGGACGATGAAGACAAGCGTTGATAAATGGGCTCGGGCAGTTGTGACACGCTATCAACTCTATAAGGCTGATCGGATAGTTGTGGAAGTCAACCAGGGCGGTGACTTGGTCGATCGCATTTTGAGACAGATTGATAAGTCGGTCAGTATCAAAATGATACACGCAGCCAAAGGTAAGTGGGTCCGCGCAGAACCAGTCGCAAGCCGGTATGAGCAGGGTCGTGTCCACCACGTCGGTATTCACTCTGCACTTGAGGACCAGCTCTGCAACTACTCGCCCGAATATGCGAATGGCAGTCCCGACAGGCTCGACGCTTTGGTTTATGCCATAACTGAGCTTGACTCAAAACGCTCCATTGATATTCGTATAGACTCAAACGCAAGTACCAGACCAAGCGGGTGGAAGATGTAATGGCAGAACCAGTCCCAATAGAGGAAGAAGATTTCGCAAGAGGTGAAACAGAACGCGAGAGCCGCAAGATAGAAGCGCGCGCCGTGTCCTTATCTGCGGCATTGCTCGCATATCTCAAAGTGAAACGACGGCGACTCATTCGCGATATGGTCAAAGAGATCAAAGAGACTGGCAAAATCAAAAAGGTTCGTAAAGCGAATGGGCCAGAACAAGAGCGCCTGATCAAGCTTCTGTCCTATTATGGGTTAAAGCAAATCGACGATAGCGGCAAAGAGATGATGGGCTCTGAATGGAAAATCCCAGATCCGTTCATCGCCGATTACCTTGAGCGCAAGAAGGGAATGATCCGTGGGCTCGATTCCCGAATTGAGAGAGAGTTCCAAAGGGCTGTAGGGAAAGCACTGTTCAAGTGGTTGCAGGAAACACCTACGCCCAATACGGACGTTATCGCTCGAAGGATTCAAAGACTGCTAGAAGTGAAATCCCAAAAAGAGGCGCCGAAGGATTTGAAAGCTCTGGGCGATAGATTCACCGAAGATGGCTTGTTAGCCAGATCGCGAATGATAGCCAGAACAGAGATCAACGCCGCAAGAAACTACGGGCGCATGGAAGCTGGCAAAGCTATGGGTAGAACTCATTTGATATGGCTGGCTAACGACGATGGCAAATCGGGACGCAGACATCACGAAGCGTTGAACGGTCAAATCCGCAGAATGGGTGAGCCGTTTAAGAATCCCAAAACAGGATCAGAACTTTTGTACCCAGGCGACCCTGGGGCTGAAGGTAGATTCAAAAGAGGCGGCAAAGTGCTACGAAGCAAGTACGGTGCCGCTGGGGAGATTATTAATTGCCGATGCAGTGTCCGTCCCATATCGGCACAAGTGGCAGCAAGGCTGAGAGGCAGAAAGAGATAAGCTATGTCCGATAATGAGGAACAGTCCAACAAGTTCGATTTTCTAGATGTCCTGGGAACCACTGGTTTAAACAGGCAAGCTGGGCAGATAGACGAAGAGTGGCTTCGTCAATTGCAAGGCGACAAGGGCCACAAGATCTATACAGAGATGCGGGACAATGATCCCGTTGTGGGAGCGTTACTCTACGCGATCAAAACTCTGATTAGACAAACCAAATCCCAAATCCATAAAGCGAGTGACGACCCAACGGCTATCGAGTACGCCAATTTTCTAGAGTCCTGTATTGAGGACATGAGCGTATCTTGGCCAGACTTTCTCGCAGAGGTTTTATCGTTCTTGCCTTTTGGCTGGTCCTATTTTGAGCTTCTCTACAAAATGCGAAGAGGCCACAACGAAGATCCCAAATTGAGTAGCAACTTCTCAGATGGTCGAGTTGGCTGGCGCAAGTTCGCTGTCCGATCTCAGGACACACTATTCAAATGGGAGTTTGACGAAGAGGGTGCCCTTCTAGGTCTATGGCAAATGGCCCCGCCGAACTATGAGCAGGTCTATATCCCGCTTGAGAAGGCGTTGCATTTTAGGACTGAGACACACAAGAACAACCCAGAGGGTCGTAGCATTTTGAGAAACGCTTACCGCTCTTGGTACTTCCTTAAAAGAATACAAGAGATCGAAGCCATCGGGATCGAGCGGGACTTGGCTGGTCTGCCAGTTATGCAGGTGCCTGTCGAGTTGCTGGCGAGCAATGCGACCTCGTCCCAAAAAGCGGTCGTCGATGATTTCAGAGATATGATCCAAAAGATTCGACGCGATGAATACGAGGGCGTGGTGATCCCGTCCGATACTGACATTGACGGCAACCCGACAGGTTTCAAATTGAGTCTGTTAAACGCAGGCGGCAGACGCCCGATGGATGTCGATCAAATCGTCAAGCGATACGAGAGCCGAATAGCCTTATCGGTTTTGGGGGAGTTTGTTCTTTTGGGAATGGACGGCGTGGGGTCGTTTGCTCTAAGTAGCAACAAGACCGCCTTATTCGCCCAAGCTCTGGGAACTTACTTGCAAGGCATCGCCACAACTTTCAACACTCAAGCCATCCCAAGACTTATGCGATTGAACGGTTGGAACGATGCAGAGCATTATCCCAAATTGGTATTTTCCGATATTGAGACACCCGACGTTCAAGAGATCGCTGGAGCCCTTGCTGGTCTTGTTAGTGCTGGAGTCATTACGCCTGACGACGAACTCGAAGGTTGGGTTCGTGACTTTGCGAACTTGCCTAAGGCTCAAACTGGGACAGCCCGAGACGATGGGTTGGACTTGCTTCGAGATATGGACGCCGAGCTTAACGAGCCTGAAGAGGACGTTGTTGAAACAGTCCCAGAAGAGGAATCAGACGAAGAGACTGAAGGCATCGATGTAGATCAGGAGACACCCGTCGCGGCTGTTACTCTCAACGGCGCTCAAGTTTCGTCCCTTCTTGAGATCATCCAGAACGTTGCTGGCGGTTTACTGCCTAGAGGCTCGGGCGTTGAAATCATCGCCACAGCTTTCAACCTAAGCACAGACAAAGCCGATGACATCATGGGCGAAGTAGGAAAGTCGTTTGTCCCAGAAGAGGAGAGCAAAGATGAGTAAAGTATCCAAGCCCGCAGAATGGGACAGAATCTATCAAGCTGTTTTAGAAGAGACAGGCGACAAAGAGAAGGCGGCAGCTATCGCGACATCACGCGCTGGTTCCCGTTTTGAGAAACAGAAGGACGACCCGAAGACACCCGCCAAGCCGAGCGAACGTCGCAGGGGTAGTTCCCAAAACCCAGAAGGCTCTGCTTCTGGCGGTCGAGGTGGGATTAAACTATCTGAGGCCAATATCAAGACATTAGAGAATAAGCGTGATTCCCATAACGAGAAATACAAAGACACGCCTTCCAAGCATGTCAATATGGGACAACTCAAAGCTGTGTTCAGAAGAGGCGCTGGCGCGTTCTCTACATCTCACCGACCCTCTGTCTCAAGTCGGGATCAGTGGGCGATTGCAAGAGTGAACGCCTTTCTACATTTGATGGGCACAGGCAAACCTAAAAATCCCAAATACATAACGGACAACGATTTGCTGCCTAAGAGCCATTCGCGATCAACCAAGAAATCCCAAATCGAGAAAGCCGATAGCATGAAGCTAAAACCGCCTGCAGGCTATCACTGGATGGATTATGCTGGCGGCCCTGTTTTGATGCCAAGAGACTACACGCCCCACGAAGGTGCTGTAGAGTTTTTCGATTTTGAGATCGTAGAAGAACACGACCCCGAGCGGCTGAAGAAGTACGGGACGCCCGACCCTGAGTTTGCAGAAGAGGACCCTTTAGCAAAACAGGAATCTTATAAGCCGCCAAAGGGTGTTCAAGAAGAAGCCGAGCTAGGTCTCAAAATGAGACGCGAACATGGTCGGGGTGGTACGGCTGTAGGCGTCGCCCGTGCTCGCAACTTGGCTAACGGCGACGGCATACCTCTTGAGACAATCAATCGAATGGTGTCCTATTTTGCGAGACACGAGGTTGATTTGAAATCTCCCAAGAATAGAGATCGCGGGGCAGATGGCTACCCAGGGGCTGGTTTGATCGCGTGGAAACTTTGGGGCGGTGACGCAGGGAAGCGCTGGGCAAACTCAATCGCGTCCCGAAATAAGAAATCCGATATTGAGAAAGCCAGTAAAGCGTATCTAGAAAACGCTTTGCAGCTTGCTAAAGAGGCTCTCCCAAATTGGGCCTACTCAAAGATTCACCAAGCAGCACGCAGCAAAGCTGGCGGTCAAGCTAGAACAGCCAAGGCCAAGTACAAGGTTGTCTCGCTTTTGATGCTGTCCCAAATTCGCCCAAGTGTTCTTGGGCAGATGGACAACAAAGAGCTGGGTCAGGTTTGGGAACATCTTCAAGAATGCTTTTCCCAATTCAAGACAGACGAAGAAATGCGAAGCCGTATCACAATTGCCGGCGCTCGGGTTGTGTCTGAAATGAAGACACGCGAGATGTCGGTGCCTGCTTCTAAACTACTTAGAGAATCCAACCTTGTAGATAAATCCCAACTTGCGAAACACGACACAAAGACCGCAGAGTGGGGCAGAGTCTATAACGCGATCTTAAGTGAGACTGGCGATTCCCAATTAGCGGTAGAGGTTGCTACGGATCGTACTGAGTCTGAAACGACTTCGGACGAACCTGCACAGACTGGGACACCCAAGGTCATTTCAATTTTAGCCTTGTCCCAAATTCGCCCAGAGGTCTTGTCTCAAACATCTCACGGCGAGCTTGGCGAAATCTGGAATTACCTGCAAAACACGTTTTCCCAATTTAAGACTGACCCCATGATGCGCGGTCGAATCGTTGCTTCGGCTTCGAGAGTTGTCGAAGAGTTGCAAACTAGGAAACTGGACGTAGAGCCGTCAG